GGCTGAATGTCACTTGCGTTTCCGGTTGTTGAACGGCGTTACGACATTCTCTAGGTCGGTTTCATCCAAAGGCGGCTCATCTGGAAGGGCGGGCAATTCGGGTTCAAGGCCAAGGATTTTCTCACGAAATTCCTCAGCGGGCACGATAAGGTCAGCCCCCGGCGCGTTGTTATACGTCGCCAGTGCCTGCGATTTCTGCAAGCCGATTGTGGCCTTCTCAGTTTCGCCAAGCACGTCAATCTCAGGCCAGAGGATCGAGTAAGCCTGATTCTCTGCAATGACCCCCGCGTATTGTAGCCGGTCAATCGTCGGCACAAGGACATTCGGCGTGGCATACTGCTCTCGACGCTCCGCAATGCGCGCGGCCCAGTTGTTTTCATCCTGCTTGCTCGAAAGCTCGCCTCGTTCGGAGCCGATCAGAATACGCTTTGGAATGCCCCATGCGCCAGAAATCATGTCTAGCTGTACGTCCACATGATCCTTCGGGGTGGCACCCTGTAGACCCGCCGCAAGCTGGTGGGGCTCAACCCCGCGCAGGCGCAGGAAGCGGCGCAGGCCATCCTGCATTTCCTGCAATTCCTTTTTCATCGCCTCTTGTTCTTCGGGCTCCCATTCGGCATCTGCCGAAGCAACGAAGGCGATCATCTGTGCGACGTTCTGCCAGTAGATTTCTGCGCTCGAACCCAAGAGCTTGTTAAGGTCCAGAACGCGATCCCAGATGCGCTCAAGCCTCGGAAGCCCAATGGATTCATTCTCTAGTGCATTCTCGGCAATGTGGATCACGCGGCTATGGTGAACGGTCAGGCTCATTTGGCCCGAACCCGTGCCAGTCCAGTTAATCCCAGACTGAATGAGGTATTGGTTGGGCTTCCCGAATCTAGGGGACTTGGTGTCATTATTCCAAGTCTGGATTTGAGCGGTGTATTCCCCATGAGGCTGCGCATAGAGAAGTTTTGAGGCCGATCCCTTCTCAAGGGGCTCGGCAAGGGACTTGCCATCGTTGAACCCCAACAGGACCACGCCGTAATGGCCGATATTCGTCGGCCGGTCAGCACGAGCAAGAACAGAAAACAGGCTGGTTTGATCCGCAAGAACATCGAAGCCCGGCGCGTCGATTTCAGGTTTCTCCCGCCACGTCGCATTCGGGAAGGCGTCGATGATACGGGCCGCGATGCCGCCGCGCTCGTACATCCGGCGATATTCAATCGGGGTGATTTCAAGCGGGTGGCCAAATACTTCGGCATAGTCCCGGCGCTGCGTCTGACCGAGAAACCGCGCGATGGTGCGGCGGTTTATCTGGTCTTCATTTACTCGAATGGTCATTACCACACACCCGCCGTTTTGGTTTTACTCCGCAGCGTCTCGACCGCATACCTGAGAGCGTCAATTACGTGGTTCTTCTTATCGTCAAGAACAGGCATGATTTCGTCCGTTCGAGGGTCTGTCTTGTACGAGTAGAAGGTCAGCTCATCAATGGTATGCTTGCACCTCGGATGGACTACTATATCGTAATTCTTGAGAAATTCTATGCCTTCCTCGACGGACCCCGCGCCCTTCTTTGCGGGCCTGATCCGGGGATAGCCGTTCCGCTTCATGAAGCTGATCGTCTCCGGTCTGGCACTATCGGCCACGATGGGCCAAGCCCTCGCCATGCCGTCGCCTATCGTGTCGAACAGAGCAGGCGTCCGGTCAATTTCACACCCGACTGCGTAGGCTTCATGGTCAACGTACAGCTTCTTTCCTTCAATCCAGCATCTGACAAGCACGGTCGGGTCAATCGAGAAGCCCCAGTCAGCCCCGAAGTAAAACGGCCCGCGCGGGGGGCTCTCAAATTCCTCTATCGTCCAGTTTTTGAATACCCTAGCCTCGCTGGCACTCTCATACTGACCCATCCAGACATGAGCGTATTTATCGGGGTCGCGGGCACGGTCCCTTTCCATGTCCCTGCGGAGGACTTCGGGAAACCACGGGTTGTCTGACCAGTTGGCCTCGACGCAAACAAAATCGGGGTCGTTATCGTTTTCCCCAGACCTGAAGAACACGTCTACAGGGTCATCGTCTTTCTTGGGGTTCCACGAAAACCAGATTTCGGAGTTGTTTTTTCGGAAGGTCGGGGTCAGTAGCTTGAGGCTGGTTTTCGAAAGAGACTGGGCTTCCTCTACCCATGCGCCGTCATAGCCTTCAAGGGATTTAATCGACTCGGCGGTGTGGTTCTGCATCCCCTGAAAAATGATGATGCCGTCGCCTGGCGTCTCGATATGCGTTTGAAGGACACGAAAGGCCCCACCAACACCCATAGCCTCGATCTTGTCTTCTATGAGGCGCTTAACGGATTGTTCTAGGCTGCGCTGTACCTCGCGGATGCAGGCCCACCTTAGACCCGGTTCCAGCATCGCCTTTTCAACAAGTGCCTCGGCAAAGAAATGTGACTTGCCGGAACCTCGACCACCATGCGCGCCCTTATATCGGACCGGCCTCAGTAGAGGCTTGAATACCCGCGCCGTCTCAATTCTCAGGATCGACAATGACGCGCTCGATCTTCTGGAATGGGATAGGGCCACCATTGGGGCCAGAGATTTCGTGTTGATTAACCTCCCGCCAGCGCGCCCGCGTTTTCATCCAGAAAATAGCTGCGGCTGTGTCACCGTCCTTGGCCTTTTTGAATAACACACCGCCGATCTGAGCGTTGGCCTTGGCCATGCTTTGGTCCAGTTCCTCGCGGTAATGCTTCCGCAGGGTCTTGGCGTCGATGCCCAGAATATCAGCGATGGTCTCCTGCGGCGTCCCTACCGTGGCATGGAGGGCCACAAGCTGGCGGGTCTCGTCTGTAGGCTCATGTGGTTTGCGGGACATCAGGAGTGCATCCTAGGTGCTTGTTTGGTGCGCACGACCGCAGCAAGGGCACGGATCGCATCAGGGCCCGGCATGTCCTCAGGAGTTACATCGGCACAATCATCCATCCAGTCTGCGATGCTGGCGTATATGGCGGCAACCGGGCAGCCATGAAAGTCGTCATCCATCGCAGGCCTCCAATACAGCCTTATGGCCGGTAAAATCTTCCCAACGCTTAACAGCCACGTCAACATATGTAGGACTTAGCTCGATAGCATGACATGCCCTGCCAGTCATTTCAGCGGCGATGATGGTTGTACCAGAACCGGAGAACGGCTCGTAAACGGCTTGGCCGGGGCTCGAATTATTTTCAATAGGGCGCTTCATGCACTCGACGGGCTTCTGAGTGCTGTGGCCGGTTTCGTTCCTCTTGGGCTTGGGAATATGCCAGATCGTGGTCTGCTTCCGGTCGCCGGCCCAGTGGCCTTTGGCGCCCTTTTTCACGGCGTACCAGCACGGCTCGTGTTGCCAGTGGTAGTCGCCGCGGGACATAACGAGCTGGCCCTTGTCCCAGATGATTTGATTACGGATAGCAAAATCGCAGGCGGCAAGGCTATCGCCGACAACACCGGCAAACAGTCCGGCGTGCCACACATAGGCAACGTCGCCGGGGAACAATGCCCAGGCCTCGCGCCAGTCGGCCCGGTCATCATTCAGGACAACGCCCTTCGCGCTTCCAGCCGTAGTCGGGCGCGCTTTACTGGCGTCATATTCCACCCCGTAAGGCGGGTCCGTGACCATCAGGTGAGGCTCCACACCATTGAGGCACTTGGCAACCGTATCTGCGTCGGTGCTATCGCCACAGACCAGCCGATGCTTGCCAAGCAGCCACACATCACCGAGCTTAGCAACAGGCTCGGCAGGTGGCTCAGGAACCGCGTCTGGGTTGGTTAACCCCTCGATCGGGTCATTAAGGAAGTTGCCGATCTCTCCCAACTCAAACCCCGTCAGCGTTAGGTCAAAGCCTTGGCTGTCCAAGTCCTGCAACTCGACCTTGAGCAGGTCATTATCCCAACCGGCATCCAGCGCCAGACGGTTATCGGCTATCACGTAAGCGCGGCGTTGGGCCTCAGTCAGGTGGCTAGCCTCGATAACCGGCAGGCTGGCCATCTTGAGCTTCTGCGCTGCCAATACACGACCATGCCCGGCGATGATGCCGTTTTGTCCATCAACGATAATAGGGTTGAGAAAACCAAACTCACGGATGCTGGCAGCGATTTTATCTATCTGTGCACGGCTATGGGTGCGGCTATTTCTCGCATATGGGATTAATTCGCTGGTGGCGATTGTTTTATACGAGGGAAATTCGCTAGCCATATTCAACAATTACCGACTGTGGTTTGTGAGCGCCTTGGCAAAATAATACGGCCAAACTAACCACATAAGCAAGGTGGAGAATACCACGGCCATAATCGCAAACCCTCTATGCTTGCGGGATAGCTCCCTAGCCATGATCCCGAAATAGGGCGAGCTAATGGTTGTGAGTGCCACTAGGCCGCCTGCTATCAGGTAGAGGGATGCGAGGGTTGTCATCGGCTACGAGGGAATGTCGGGGCCGTGCCGCACAGTTT